CCCACGTCTACGTGGCGTATCAGTAGAGCAAGACTACGAAGTTGGTAATCAGCGTCGTGTAATCGTTGCAACTCAATCTTTGGGCTTCAACGAACTCGTAGCTGACGATGCTGCTAACCGTTCTGCAGTTAAAGTTGTAGCAACAGCTTAATCTTTATGACTGGGGGAGATCTTCTCCCCCAAGTTTTTATTAATTGACTTATGGCAAATTTAATTACATTGACAGAGTATAAAACTGCGCAGGGTATAAACTCTACGCAGCATGATGACGCCTTAAATGCTCTAATTGATTCTATAAGTCAATTAGTAAAAACTTATTGTGGTCACGCAATTACAGATTATTATTCTACTAATAAAGTAGAAACTATTAGTATAAACTGGAACACTCCTATAGCACAGCTAACAGAATCTCCAGTAAATACAATCGTTACAGTTGAAGAAAGAGATAGCCTCTCTTCTTCCTATGTTACTTTGACAGCAAACGAAGACTACTTTTTTGACAGTAATTTAGATGTCATTTATAGAACTACTTCCTCTGGAAATTATATGAGCTGGAAAGTAGGTCCGGGGTCAGTACGAGTTACTTATACTGCGGGATACGAAACATGTCCAGAAGATTTAAAACTTGCAGTAATTGATCTAGTAACTTACTACCATAAAGATGAGTATAAGCCTCGACAAACGTTGTCTGGAGCAACAAGAGAGAATGCAGCATCTGGAGATACAAAAGGTTTTCCAGATCATATAAAACGCATTCTTGATTTATACAAAACTTACTAATGGCCAAGGCGGATAGCGAAAAACTACTCAAAAGAATAGAAAAATTCGTTGGACAAGAAGTTCGTAAAAAAGTAGCCGGTCAATATACTCGTGTTACTTTTACTGCCGAAGGTGTAGGACAGGGTATAAAAGAAGGCTATCAAGCTCTTCAAGAAAGATTAGGCGATGAATATCTTCCAATTGATGATGCGGATTTTACGAATAAAATAGGAAGTAAGGCTATTTATAGTGTATATTTTTGGGCTGCTAATGATAAAACTACCCCTCATGAAGTAGAAGAGTATACTCCAGGAGTATCAGTAACTTATTTAGCACGAAGAGATGTAGGTAGACCTTATACACTAGCTAAAAATGCAGCAGTAAAAGAACTGCAGAAAATTAGAAAAATAGCAGGAAAAAGAGAACTGCTTGGAAAAACAGAACAAGATAAAACAGCTTCACAATCTGAACTTGGAATTGTTAAAACCCGTGTACATAAGCTACACAAAGGTGTAACTACTGTAGGAGCTGCACAACTATCAGCAGCTATGAGCTACTTAGAGCGCACAAAAGATTTTAACGGCTTTACTTCAAGTGAAGCAGTAAAAGACTTGATGGAATATTACAAACAAGTAAAGCTAGTTTGGTCTGCTTCTGGAACGAAAAAAAGCGGATTAAGTTCAGTTTCTTTAAATGAAAATTTATATGTAGAAATGGTTGTTTCTTCAATGTCTGACAACCCTGCAGGCGGAGAGCCCTTCGATTGGAAAAATATCCGACCAGTACTTGAACAAGCAATAGAGAAATACTTAATAGAAGCAAATTTAGCGGATCAAAAAGGTTCGAAATCTATTCGACAAAATGCATTGGATATGACTGAGCATGTAGTCGTTGCTAATCTTACAGCAGGAAAAAGAGTAAGAGCAACTAAAAAAACTTCTGCATCAAATAGAAATAAATCTAATGTAGATACGAGTACGAGGGGCAAAAGAAGAAAGCCTAAAAAATCTACAAAAAAGACAGCTACAACAAGAGTATACTCTAAGTCTCCAGCTTCTGTACCACTAGAATTAATTAGTCTGTTAAATAGAGATTTACCAAGCATGGTTGCTGCAAATATGGACACACCAGCTTTAGAAAATAGAACAGGTAGGTTTGCTTCTTCTGTAAAAATAACAGACATAATGCAAACACCGCAAGGATTTCCTAGTATAGGATATACTTACATGAAGGATCCCTATCAAACTTTTGAACCCGGACATCGTCAAGGCTCCGTTGATAGAGATCCAAGAAAGCTAATTGATAGGTCCATTAGAGAGTTAGCAGCTCAATATGCTATTGGAAGATTTTACACTCGGAGAGTATGATGGCAGAAAGAACTTATACAACACGAAGACTCTCTATTATAAATGCATTAGTAGATAAGCTAAAAGAAATAGACGGAACAGGAGATTATTTAACAAATGTATATAATAATGTGTCTCCTCGTCTTAAATTTTGGGATGAAGTAGAGGACTTTCCTTCGATTCATCTAAATGCAGGGTCCGAACGAAGAGATTATCAAGGTGGCGGCTACAAAGATCGCTATATGGCAACAACTATTCGTATTTATGTTAATGAAGAAGATGCTGTAGAAGCCTTAGATAAATTAATCGAAGATGTAGAAACCGTCTTAGAAGTAAATTCTAGATTAGCTTATACTGATAAGCAAGGAAACACACAATATACTCAACAAATCACAATCATTAGTATTGATACTGATGAAGGTGTACTTGAACCTTATGGCGTTGGAGAGGTGCTAATAGAGGTTCGATACTAGAAACGACTGGCACGAATCAAAGGATTCACGTCCAAGTCCTTTCAAGATACATAGGAGATAAACTATGGCTGATACACTATATTTTAGTCGTGATACCAAGGTGTTTGTAGCACCTTTAGATCCGGCAGACGGCTCAGAACAGGCAGTTTTTGAACTTCCTGTACTCGACGGGTTTTCTTTTTCTCAAGCAACAAATGCTTCTGAAATCACATTAAACGAGATGGCTGATTCCGCGGGCAACAGCCGTCGTGCACGTCAAATGTTTACCGACTCTTACGCACCTGCAGAGTGGAGTTTCTCTACTTATGCTCGTCCGTTTAAATCGGCAGGCAGCGGCACAGGCGCGGCAGATACTGCTGCAAACCATCACGCGGTTGAAGAAGTTCTTTGGGCACTTATGGTCGGAGACGGGGACTATGCTTCTAGCGCTTTTACAGGAATTACTCCAAGTCTTACTAATTCTGTAATTAATTTTGATTCTTCTAATAAAGTAACACTTGGAACTTGTAATATTTATTTTGTTATGGGCGGTGCAAGCTCTGGAACTAAAACAGTCTATAAAATTGCAGGTGCAGTTGTAAATGAAGCGTCTGTTGATTTTGATATTGATGGAATTGCTACTATTAACTGGTCAGGCTTTGGAAAGATTATTACGGAAGCTACTGAACCTACAGTAACTGTTACAGAAGCTGTTACAAGCACAGCTAACTTTATTCGTAATCGTTTAACTTCTTTATCTGTTACAGCAGCAGATACTACTAACTTTCCAGGAGCAGGCTCAGGTGTTTACAACTTAGTTCTTACTGGTGGAAATGTTACAATTAGCAATAACTTAACATTTCTTACACCAGAAACACTTGGTGTAGTAAATCAGCCCCTTGGCCACATTACTGGTACTCGCGCAGTTTCTGGTAGCTTTACTTGTTACTTAAATGCCGAAACGGGATCGAGTGCAGACCTGTTTGAATCTTTAATTGAAGCTACTGACGTGATTACAAATAGCTTTAATCTTACATTTAAAGTCGGTGGAGCAGCAGGAACTCCTCGTATGGAACTTGCTATGGCAAAATGTCACTTAGAAGTGCCTACTCATGGAATTGAGGATGTTATCTCTCTTGAGACAACCTTCCACGCTCTTCCTTCTTCTATCAGTGAGACTGATGAACTTACTATTACTTACGTAGGTCAATAATCCTTCAAGGGGCTTCGGCCCCTTTTTCTACTCCCCTTCTAAAAAATAATTCTTGACTTCTCACCTCCCCTTCGCTATACTATACGCATAAATCAAATTAATAAGGAATTAAAAAATGAGTGATACGCCTATTTCTTTAGCGAGTCTAATGACTCCGAGTAAAACTGTTACAATTGATTTCCCAGGATATTCTGGTATGTCAGTTGATTTGTGCTATCTAGCACGGGAAGAACTGCTAAAACTGCGTAAAAAATGCGTAACGACAAAATTCGATAAGAAAAGCCGTCAGCCTGAAGAAGTACTTGACGAAGAAAAGTTTCTTACTGAATATGTTCGAGCAGTTATCAAAAACTGGTCTGGCTTAAAGTATCGATACCTAGAAGAGCTTCTATTGGTAGATGTGTCTAGTTTAGATCCTGACGATGAGCTTCCCTATACTCAAGAAAATGCAGAACTGTTAATGAAAAACTCAAACGATTTTGATACGTGGGTTACAGAAACAGTAGGTGATTTGGAAAATTTTACTGGTCGCAAGTAGCTGAATTACAAAAGCTACTTGAAAAGTACGTAAAACAATCCTCTCAAATAGATGTTGAAAAATATCTAAAAATCTGCGAACAATTAGGGGAAGAACCAGACCCAGCAAAAATGCCACTAGACACTTCTGATTTTCCAGAAGAGGTTCAAGTGGCATTTTTTGTATTTAATATGTTATCAGATGTTTGGGATGGAATGTCTGGTAGTTATATGGGGAAAAATTGGACAGACGCAGAACTTATTTTTAAAGTACATGATATACACTCCCCAAAAGAAGTACTTTATTTTGCAAAAACCTATGAACGTATACTAATGAATCATAGGGCGGAAGAAGCAGACAAAAAACGTAAAGCAGAAGAGCGTAAGTCAAAAGCAAGCGGTGGAAAAAATTACACCCATAATGTGCGCGGATAATGGCAGATAACAAAATTAAAATTGATGTAGAAGTAGATGATAAGGGTACCACTAAAAAGGTAGGCTTAGAATCGAAAAAAGCAGGTGAAAACCTTGATAAAATGGGAAAATCTGCGCATACTACTGACCGTAATTTAAAAGGTGCTGCACAAGCATCCGCAAATGGCACAAAAAACTTTTCAAAAATGGCACAAGGCATCAGCGGAGGAATTGTTCCTGCCTATGCTACTCTAGCCGCTCAAGTATTCGCACTTACTGCAGCATTTAACTTTCTAAAAGACGCAGGTAACTTTGCAGCAATGGAAGCAGGGCAAAAAGCGTATGCCTCTTCTACAGGTGTTGCAATGAAAACACTCGCGAATTCAATTGTAGCAGCAACAGACGCACAGTTAGATTATCGAGATGCCGCTTCAGCAGCAGCAATTGGTGTCGCATCAGGACTTAGTACTGATCAATTAACTCGTCTTGGGGGAGCTGCAAAAGATGTCTCTCTTATTCTTGGAAGAGATCTAACAGATTCTTTTAATCGCTTAGTTCGCGGCGCTACAAAAGCAGAACCAGAATTATTAGACGAACTTGGTATTGTTCTTCGATTAAAGCCTGCTACAGAAGCGTATGCTTCAGCAATTGGCAAAACCGCAGATACTCTTACTGCATATGAAAGAACCCAGGCTGTAACAAATGAAATTCTTGGACAAACAGAAGAAAAGTATTCAAAAATTCTCGAGATTGTAGATCCTGCAACAAACTCATTTAATAAGTTTGGAAAAGCCTTTACAGATATTACAAATATAATTAAAAAAGGTGTAAATTTCTTACTTGCTCCAATAGCAAAACTACTTAGTTTAAATCCTTTTGCATCAATGCTTATTGCTGCACCTCTTTTAAATGGCTTAATCAAGCAGATAATTCCTTCATTTGAAGGCTTAGGCACGTCTGCTGTAAAAGGCTTAGAGGGTTTACAAGAAAGCCTAGAGAAAACTAAAAAAGCGGCAGAAATAGAATTTACCTCTTTAAAACTATTACAAGGAGACTCAGGAGCAGCTCAAGAGTATGTAGCTTTAGTAAACGAAGAGCTGGTGCAACTTGCAGAAGAAAGCGAAACTGGGTTTCGAGGACTTAAAAAATTACAAGAAGGCGGAACACTCGCTGGAAAAACTATTAGTCAAAATTTAAAAGCAGCTCGTGACGGTACTGGTGCTTTTGCAGATATGACTGTAGAAACTCGTCAAAAATATGTAGAATTGTTTGAAAATCTTGATATTGCTGCAAAGGCTTCTACAAATAAAGTAACTGGCCACTTTAATATAATGACTTCAAAAATTAAATTGAAGTTTACAGAGCTAAGAATTAAGTGGAACCAGGTAATGACAAGCATAGTAAATGGAGCTACAAAAGCTGCAAATGCTATTGTTAAATCATTTACTCGAATAGCTTCTATAGTTGGTATCGTAACTATGGTTCTTTCTGGAATTAAGCAAGCTGTAAAAAACTTTTTACCTGACTCAGTTGGGCAGGCTATGGGATTTATCAGCAAAAAACTTACAGAGTATCAAGAAAAACTGTCAGATCTAAGAACTGAATATGAAGATTTTATAAAAATTCAGCGTGTATTAAATAATGTCTCTTCCGATTACGATAAAGCATTGACTCAGGTAAGTCTTT